GTATAAATATAGTAAGGTCTAATTAAATAACCAAGGAAAAATAAAAGCTCCACGTATTAAGTGAAGCTTTTAAATATATTTTTTAATCCTAATTTTAGTAATTCAATATACAGTAATCTGGTTGTACTGTTACTGTGATGTTAACGGCAGTTCCATCATCGTCCCAATTATAATCTCCAAAGTTAGCTTCAGTGATCATAGCACCTTTAATTATCCATTCATTTACAACATCACCAACTGGTCCTAAACCATTAAACGTAATATCTTTTTTATAGAAATCAGAATAACCATCTCTACCTGTTACTGATTCATGTCCTAAACGTACCCATTCCATTACTGTTTGTGAACCGGCAGGTGTGATTGCTTCATACATAGTAAATTGGATGGTATTCCAAATTGTTTTACCTTTTACGTAACGTTGTACGTTAATATGGTTAAGTGGTACAGCAGTATTAGTTAATGATATAGCACCCATTCCTTTTACTAGGAATGAAGGCACACCATCCATATAAAGGATGAATCGGTTAGTCATTCTGGGTTCGAATGCTGTGTAAAATATTTCGTTAGGATTTAAAATTGCCATTTTGTTTTATTATTTTGTTCTATTATAAATATCTAATTTTTAAGCTCTTATGCTGGGAATTCTGCTCCAGTAGGTAATAAAATGAAATCTACTGAGATGAATTCTGCTGTTCTTGTTGGTTGAACATAAACTTGCCCAATTAATTGGTTTCTGTCAATTACATCAGGACCATTGTTTGAATCATCCATTACTACTTTAAAGGCATATAAACCTTGTTTTTGTTGTACTGTTTCTAAATATGGAGTAACTCTAGCTAAAAAGCTATTTCTTGTAGCCGCCGTATTTTGTTCAAATACTATAGTATCTGCTGTTTGACCAATAAAACTTTTAAGTTCAATCAATAAACGTCTTACATTTACTCTATCAAGTGCAGAAGCTTCTTTCTGTAGTGTTTTTTGTCCAAATACTACAACTCCAGTTCTAGGTAATGTTGCTAATGGGTTAACATTTGCCTCATATAATGAATCTTTTTGAGCTTGTGTAAGTTTATATTGGGTTCTCATTACTTCATCTAATCCACCTCTATTAATACCTGCGGGTGCAAACCATGGAGCAGATATTCTATCATTGTTTGCATATACACCAGGTATTACAGTTGATGCAGGTGACCAAATATGTCTTCCAGTTGATGGGTCAATTATTCTTACCCAAGGCCAATATGTAGCTCCATATGAAGAATCTCTACTCCCTACTTGATTTATTACACTTGTAGTTGTTTCATTATATGTAACTAAATCTAAAACAAATAAACTATCTCCTCTTTCTTGTGTGTTTGTTAAAAGGGTTGATATTTTAGACCCATGTAAATCACTTGTTAAACCAGGTGTAAATAACACATTAAATTGATATGCATTTTTATCTTTTAATAAATTAATTGCATTATCATAATTATCTGGGTGTAGTCCTTGAGTATTTGTAGCGCTAATATTCTCATTCATTAGTGCACCATCTTTTATATCACCCGTAGCATTACCAAATGATCCACTTCCTACAACAGGAACGGATCCAGTAAATGCAATTTTTGCAACCCCATTAGCATCTAAATAATTTGGTGTAGGGGAAACAACACTTTTAACTCTTATATAGCGTGAAGCATTTGGATATTCACCTGTTATATCAAGTTGATTAGTTGCTGCATTATATGCCAATTTTTGATCTCCAATTACTTTAGCTACATAACGAGTTGAGAATGGATCTAAATTTACATTATTATATGATTCAAGAATCATTTTTTTATTATTTCTATCATTCCCTTGTCTAACTAAAAGGGTAAATGTACCTGAGGAGGTATTTGAAGTAGCAATTTCCCATCTTATATTATCTTTTGAGCCAGAAGGTAAAACACCCCCTGTTCCTTCAGTAGAAGTACTATTCATAACAACACCTTCACCTATTGTTTCTAAATCAAGAACATCAGCAACAGTCCCTCCAGCAACAACTGAAGATGTGGCTGGGGTGTATGAGCCACTTACTACTCGGGTTACTAATAAAGAGGTTCCACCGTTATTAAAATAACTATATGCTGCAGTAGAGGTTAAAAAGGAATTTACTAAACTACCACTTTCAAAAGTATCACCAAATCTATTTACATAATCTGAGTATGATGTTGTTAAGGTAGGGACACCGACGAGTCCTTTAACTGTAGGGCCCATAATAGCAGCACCTGCTTGTACAGGTTGACCTGTAAGGAATGTGTTGTCTATTTCATTTAATGTTGTTCCAGGAGAAATTGAAAAATTTGCCATTTTTTATCTTTTATTATAAATATTAATCATTTTTTTAAAATTCTATTACTAGGCAGGAAATGTTGCTCCTGTTGGTAATACATTAAAGTCTAGTACTATGAATTCTGCGGATCTAACAGGTTGTAAATAAATATATCCTATTAATTGGTTGTTGTCTATTGTGGTTGGTGTATTATTTGACTCATCCATTACTACTTTAAATGAAGTTAAACCTTGTTGGTTTTGGACTGAGTTTAAATATGGGTTTACTTGTGATAGAAAATTATTTCGTGTAGTAACATTATTTTGTTCAAATACTAGTGTATCTGCTACTTGAGAAATAAATCCTTTTAATTCAATTAGTAAACGTCTTACATTTATTCTATCTAAAGCTGTTTTTTTATTTTGTAATGTTTTTTGACCAAACACTGTAACACCTGTATTAGGGAAAGTTACTATACCATTTATTTTATTTTGATATAAAGAATCTCTATTACCTTGTGTTAAATACCTTTCAGCTCTAATAGCTGTACTCATTATTCCTCTATTTTGTCCTGCAGGAGCAAACCAAGGTTCAGCAACTCTATCATTAAAAGCATAAACTCCAGGAATTAAAGTAGAAGCAGGTACCCAAACTTGTCTTGCTGTATCTGGGTCAATTGTTTTAGTCCAAGGCCAATAAGCAGCAGCGTATGAAGTATCATAAGTAGAAGCTTGTGTAGTAACAGTATTTATATTTGATCCATATCTAACTAAATCAATTACAGCCATAGCATCTCCTCTATTTTGTACTGTGCTAATTATATTTGTAATAACAGTAGCATGTAATCCAAAGTCAGAAGCTAAGCCTGGGGTTGTGATGAGGTTGTATCTATAAGCTTCTTTATTAGCTAATAGTGATATAGAAGAGGTATAATCACTTGCTTGTAATCCTTGTATATTTGTGTTAGTTATATTTTCATAATATTTTCCTTCAGTTCCAGGTATATTACTACCTACTGCGGATCCAAATGAGCCACTTCCTAAAGAAGGAAGGGATCCTGTAAATTGGGGTTTCGGGGCTCCATTATTATCAAAATATTCTGGTGTTGTAGTGTTGGTTTTTTTTATTCTAATGTATCTAGAATTATTAGGATAATCACCATTTGAAGTTACAAAAAATTCACCTCCATCACTTGATATTGCTTCTGTTTGATTACCTATTATTTTTTCTACATAATTAGGTGAGTATGGGTCTAATGATAAATTACTCCATGTTTCTAATCTTGAAGGGGAAAGTGTTGTATCATTACCTCTTCTAATTACTAACTCAAAAGTACCCTCTACTGTATTTCTATTTGTAATTTGCCATCTAATATTGTCTTTAGTTCCATTTGTAAGAGTTCCATTAGCATTTAGTGAGCCTGTACTGTTCATGATTTCACCTTCAGTAAGGGTTTCTAAAACAATTGATGCGGATGTGTTTGCATTTTGAATAAGTGAAGAGGTTGCAGGTGTAAATGATCCACTTACTACTCTAGTTACTAGTAAAGAAGTCCCACCATTATTAAAATAGTTATATGCCGAAATTGAGGTTAAATAAGTAAAAGTTTGACTGCCACTTTCAAAAGTAGTACCATATTTACTTGAATAATCACTATAAGTAGTACATATTGTAGGAATACCAACTTTTCCTTTTACTGTTGGTCCTACTATAGCTGCACCTGCTTCTAAAGGGAGTTGGGTTACCGGAGATTGGTCATTTTCAATTGCTAATACTCCAGGTGATACAATAGTTTCTGCCATTTGTTAATAGATTATTTTGTTATAAATATAGCATGTTTTAAGTTAAATTAATCTAATTTATTGATTTCTCCCGTTTCTGGTTCAATATTACATTTTCCATATTTTTCAAAAATGGATTTAGTAAGATCTTTTTCACGGTTTGCTAATTCTTTTAAAAATATTTTAGCATCTTCATGTCTATTTTCAAGTTGTAACTTGGTCATCTCAATTTCACCTAATTCTAAAATAAGAGATTGGGTTTGGGATTGGATTCCTTTTAATGTTTTTAATTCTTCTTCTGTTAAAAACTTTTTTTCTTCTTTATTCGTAACTATTGACATATTTTTATTTTTATAAATTAAATCGATGTTTTAAGGCATTGTAATTTTGTAATGCTTCTGCATCACTTAGGGGTTTGTTATATAACTGTACGCAAGCTATTTTGCCCCCCCAATTATTTTCATCATTTATACCTCCTATTTTAATTTGGTTTGGGGCTACTTTTGCTCCACTTGAATAATCAGTTCTTTCAAATGGTCTACCATTTACAGAAATTCCAATTCTTTGGGCAACATTGTCATGTGTTCCTACTATATAATACCAACTTCCCTTTGCAACACGGTCTGAGTGGGTGAAGGTAGCAGTGTCTGTACTACCATTATCACTAATAATTATTTTAGGAAGGCCTTGGGATATTGATGTTCCTTGGATTTGTAATCTAAATACTTTTTCAGTAGAGGAAGTATCCCATTTAGAAACTAAATCATTATTGTCACCATACGGAGCACCACTAACATTCATAGTACCTATAAATGCCCAACATGCAAAGGATAAATCTGAGTAAGTAGTAGGGTAAGGGTCTTGACAATTTATTTTTCCAATTTCTCCTAAACTCCAAGAACCAAGATTATCAGTATCATAATTCACTGAACCACTTACACTACCTGTTAAATTATTTGTTAAATTATAAACAATAGACTCTGTATCATCACCACTTCCAGAGATATAAGATTTACTGTTAGCTGCATCTATATAAAATACTAAACTATCAGTAACTATCTGATCAATACCTCCTTGTATATTACTCATTTATATTGGTTCATCTGGGGTCCAAGCTGAACCTGTTAGTATGTTTAAGATTTGTTCATATGAATAAGGTCCTTCTTTAGTTGTTAAAGCATCTACTGAAGATGGTGCTGTTTCTCCTTCCCATTTTACAAATGTTTGGGAACCAGAAAGGTTTAATCTTACTGTTTCAGATGAAGTTTCTAATACTTGATTAAAATCAACATTTCCAAGTTCAGAAACATCAAAAATCATAAAGTGTCTATTGTCAAAAGATGAATGCATATTATTTTATTTATAAATATTTAAAAATTAAGATCTATTAAATTGTGTAGTTGATAACTTTCTATTATCTTCTGTCATATTAGTTGAGGTACCATTATTTCCTCCAGAACCTTGATCTGTTAAAGTCCAGTTACTTCCATTCCAAGTTGCATTGTCTCCCATTCTCCACCAAGAGACAGGAGATAAACTACTCATGTCGTTAGGTACACCGCCATTGTATATTGTAGATGCGTTTGCAGATTGGTCGCTATCAAAAAACGCTACCTCATCAATATTGCCATTAAATCTAAAACTTTGTGATGTGTTTTTATTCCCAATAATAAAAGGCGTAGAACCCGTAAAGATGTTTGATGTGCTACTTGTAGCATCAGCAAGTAAAACTCCATCAACAAAAATTTTATGCCTACCATTTACTTGGTGCGTACACAAAACGTGATGCCATTGTCCATCTTGGTAACTTGTACCAATGGGTGTATAAGTCGATGTGAAGTTACTTGGTGAGTAATAAACTATAAATTGTAATCTTCCACTACTATTTACAAGGTTTATTCTGTAATATGTTTTTGATGCAATAATTTGGTATGATGTTGCAGATGATTTAAACCAAGCCGAAATACTTAATTCTGTTGTTGGACTTAATGTGGCATTATTACCACAATTTACATAGTCATCCGTACCATCAAAATCAAATGAATATCTGTTAAATATAGTAGAGGGTCTTGGGCCTGTTGATGAACTCATAATCCAAATCGTGTTTTAGTTGTATTATAATTTCTTGCTACTTCATCAGCAAATAGAGTTCTTGTATAAACTTGTATCATTGCTATCTCTCCTGCAAAATAAGAGGATGAAGCTGATCCTCCTCTTCCTATTCTTGGTTCTTGATAATTATTTACTGAGCTGGTTCTGTTTTGTACTATAGCATGTATAGAGGAAGTTACTTGAGAACCATTAATGTAAAAGCTTACAGTAGTTGTGCTATCCCCATTATCTTGTCCTGTAACTGTAATATGATTAAAAGGATTAGGGTAACTAGAAGTAAAATAAGTATTAATACTAGTACTTAATACACCTAAATCACTGGACATTCTAACTTGTATATTATTACCTGCTATAAGAAGCCAGGCTCTTTCTATAGATGCTCCACTACCTCCCCAAAAAATAGTTGTTCCCATAATACCTGGTGGGTTTCTGTCTATGTTTATCCAGGTAGAGTATGTAAAATCTTTAGGGAGTCTTTTTACAGGAGAATTAACGGGTGTCCAATAATCATCAGTTCCATCAAATTCTAAAACATTTCCATAAGATGAAGTTGCTATAGTAGCTCCATTTGTTGAATTCCAATCTTTAAATATTGTTGATTCTGATCCTGAGGGGAGTTCGGGTCTTCCTAGGTTAAGTAATTTAGTGGTACCTACACCTCCACATTTTGGATTTTGAGCATCAACATATAGTACTAAACTATTATCATTTACAATGTTTGGTGAAAAACTAAAACTCATTTTATATTGCTCTTACACTTGTTTTTATTACCCAATTATTTGTTGTAGCAGATCCTGTTAACACAGCATTTGCACCTGAAAATAATACACCAAATCTAAACCCTGAAGTATTTCCTATGTCCGGTGATGATGTTTCAGATGAAGTTATGTTGGTTGTTCCAGGTATCCAAACAGAAGTTATTTTTCCTGATCTAGCATTTGAAGCAGATTTTGCTGTATATTCAAAAAATGCACTGTTGTATGAAGATGTTGGGATACCATCATATATTGTAGTATTCCCAGAATTAGCGTTAACTGTAACTGAAGTATGTAAAACAGGGGCAGCAAAATTACCTATTGTAACTGTATCATCTGAAAATACTTCTAAAATCGAAGTACCTGAAATATCATTTACTGAAAATAAACTACCTGAAAGTATATCTGTTACTGAAAATAATTCACCTAATGAACCATTTATTGTAAGTATAGGGTTAGAGGAACCACTACCTTCTATTGTTAATTGTTGGTTATTTGAGCTACTTACTAAAAGTGACCCTGTTATAACTGCAGATCCAGAAAAAGGAAATGCAGCTCCTCCACCACCACCAGCGTTTTCAGCATATGAAGCTGTTATAGCATATGAAGCAGTTAAATCATTAGTTATAGTAGGTTGGCCTGTAATTGAACCTGTTACAGTTAATGAACCTGATAGTGTAATATCATAAGCATCAGTTCCTGTAAATGCGTCTACCGATTGTGTAACATGGAATGCTTTAACTGTATTTCCTGTGGTTATTCCTGCTTTACTTAATGTCTTTGCCATTTATTTAATTTTATATATTTTCGGATCCAACTCCTTGTACTTCAACTCCAATAATAACTTGTGATTTACTATTAAACTTTTTAATAGCAGAAATCTGCTTTTGAATTGTGTCTGGTATTATATGTCCATACATATTTAATGTGAATGTAGATTTTACTATCCTATCTTGTCCATCATTTAGTTCTGTAGTTGTTGTGTATGAGTCAATAGTGGCTTTAAATTTAAAACGTTCAGGATCACCCCAATATGAATCAGAAGCATAATTTACAGCTTCAACTATTTTATTTAGTTGATCTATATAATATGTTTGGATAGTACAACTATATTGTAATTTAACATAGTCAGGTATTACATTAACTATGTATTGTTCTGTAGGTTTTCGATTGTTTAAAGCACTAAAATTTGAATATGAATTTTTTGTATTATATGTTTTTTTCCATGAAGCATATAAGTTTGGGGTATTACCATCAAGTTTATTTCCTACTGATCTATCTTTTTCAAATGAGTCTCTTTTAAACATAATGATAGGGGCCATAATTCTACCTCTTTTATCTTTATAGTAACCATCTTTTTGAGCTGATTTCCATCTTTCAGGAGCACCATAGATTATAGGTACAGCAATTCGTTTACCATTTTGTAGAACAGAAGGGCGTATTACATTTTGAAAATAATACATTATGGATTCATCTATATCTTGTAACCCAACTGTAAATGGTTTTGTTGTATCATTTTTAAAAGACAGTTCATTTGATCTGTTATGATCTAACCCATTTTGTTCAGTTTTAGTAAACTGTTCAAATTTACTAGGTTCATTAGGGTTACCTCTAGTATCACCGTTTTCAGGATTAACATAAGGTTCTTGTTGGGAACGACTAATTTCCTTTTGACTTTTAGGTACGGGTTTTCTAGATTGTGGCATAGGTTATAGTCTTTCTCTTGTAATTTGTACTTTATCAGCTGGGGTATAATGGCTAGTGCAAATAATAGAAATATTAGAGCCAAAATTGTCTAATCCAGGATTAAGTGGGTTTTGACTATATGGGTATCTTGGGTCTTTACCAACAAATAATTGGTTATCTTTAACACTATCTACTTCAAAATATGACTCGTAATACATTATAATATCTCCAGGTTCCATTACTACACTAGCATCAACTAAATCATCTCTAAAAAATCTAAATTCTACATCTCGTGTATAATCAACTCCCATATCACTAGAGTTGTATGTTTGGTCACCTCTTTCAAGTAATACATTTAATAGAACAGGTTCCTGATAGTATTTAGCTCCTGAAGATTCGCCATATATATTTACTCTGGTTTCTTCTATATTTAATTTATAAACAGCACATTGTTGAGTGATAATATCACCCATTAACTCTCGGTTAATACTTCTTACTAAAGAAACGTCGCGTTGTGTGCCAAATAATGCCATATTATCCTATAAAAATTGTCATTGGAACATCACTAATTATTTTGTTTTGTGCTTCACCTTCTGCAGCTTTTTTCTCGAGTAATGTTTTACGAGAAGTTGTATCAAAGTATGCTCTTAACCTTTCTATTAATGCAGTTTTTTCTGAGGTTGCTGCTGATATTAGGTCGGATTGGTTTAGAGTTACTTCTGATCCTGGTATAGGTATTTGGGAATATTTTCCTCTAACATATCCCAAAATTTCTTTAACAATTGCTAAACTATATTCAAAAATCCATTGTCTACCAACGGAGTTAATACGTGTATAATTGGGGTTTTGATATGGAACATTAGAGGCGTTGGTTATAATTTCCCTGCCGTTTCTATCATAGTAAGGATTGTTTGTATCTTCTAGTTTAACATAATGGAAGGACATATATGTTATAGCAGTATTGTTAGGTATTGGGAAAATCCTTAATTTATTGTTAACTAATTCAAAGGTATATTGTGATTTTCGAATTTGATCATTTAACTCAATTGCTTGTATTTTAGCTAAATCGTAATTAATAGGCATTAACATAAAATTAATAGCTGGTGAAAATGATCCCCAACCAAAAGAATCCATCATTTGTTGCATACCTACACCTGTACCCGCATATGGGTCAAAATATCTTGTAATTGCAGGAGGAGTTTCATAAAATATTCTTTTTAATTCTATTCTACCTTCAATACCTGAGCTTGAAGCCCACTCATTCATATCATATTCTTGTTTACCTTGAATAAGTGGCAACGAACCAGTATAATAAGTTACATCTCCACCTACTCCTGCTTCTACTCCGTATTGATTTGAAAGTCTAACTACTTCTGCTAAATTTTCTTGAGGTAGTTCTTCATTAGCAGGGCCAATAGAGGAAGTAGCACCTTGAAATGTTAAAAGATTATCTGCTACTTGATAAGCATATAACTCATTTCCATATGTTGTAACTGCTTCTTCAAATGCAGTATAAAAGTTTATATCTTGCAATTCAACTTCTACAAGGGGGTATCCTAAACGTTGAGCTGCGAATCTAGCGAATTTATCCGTATCTTGTTGAAATTGAAAGTCATTGTCATAAAATCCAAAAGGTGTGTCACCTGGGAAGAAGCTACTTGAACCAGGCCATATAGGAATATTTGCCATATTAATATTTTGTTATAAATATTATAAGAAACAATTTAGGTATTTTTTACCCAAAAGTAGCTGTGTTATATTGGATTTTTATAGAAAGGTTTCCATCTCCATTTGTAATTGTTGAACCTCCTCTAAGTGTCATTTTCAAAGCTGAGTCTAGTTCAGTTACACCTTGAGCAAAACCAACTATACTATTAGTAGAAGATGTAGGTATAACAGAAAGAGAAGAAACAACCCTACCTAAAGAAGAAATTAAAATACTTCCTCCAATAACAGAATAAGGAATAGTTCCAAAATTATACTCCATTATAAGTTTATATTCATAATAAGTACCTGAGGATGGAGTGGGGAGAAGTGTAACTTCATCTGAAGCTAAAATATTTGCAGATGTATAAGTTACAGTTGTAGAATTGCTATAAATTGAACCTGAGGAACCAGCAGGACCTTGAGGGCCTGTTAATATTTCAACAGTTTGAATAGAAGGTTGAGTTACAGTAACATTATTTTCAGTAGTTGTTACTATATCAATTTTATTTTCTGTTGTTGTATCTCTTACTGTTGCCATATTTAACTTATTTCTATTAAAATAGTATCATTAGGATTAAACATTATGTTACCTTTATTAGTATTCCATATTTTTTTACCTGCTACAGGTACTGTTACTTCAGTAGTTGTTACAAAACTACTTGTTGCTAAATGATGTTGGTTTTGAGATTGTATTCTATATAAATAAGTTCCATCTGCTAAATTAGAATCTACATAACTAGTTTCTACAGGAATACCTACAGAAGATGTTATAGCAGTTTGAATTACTGATCCTGATAATGTAATTACAGGGTCATAATTTGATCCACCATCAGAGCTTCTTTCAATATTATAAATGACATCTACTAATCTATTATCAGATCCAGAATTTTGAGACCATGTTAATCCTACATTATTTTGAAATGCACTTGCTGTTACATTTGTTGGTGTTGGTGGAGTTTGAGATGAAGACATTTCATACATCCACCCATTATACATTAATAAAGCGTTATTAATTGATGTAGAGCCTTCTGTATAAATTACCATTCTAAGGTATTGAGTTTTTATAGGTGTTTGTATGTCTAAAAAATAGGTTTCAAAACTTCCTCCAAGATTTTGTGTTTCATCTACATTAACTGTACTAACTAATTCCCAACTATTTATTTCTCCAGTATTAGATTTAAAAAATTGTATTATCCCAGGATACAAAGCAATACTACTGTATCCCATCCCAAAAAGACCTCTAAATAGTTTTGGTTCATCCCAATTAATATTAACACTACCAATTCGATTAGCAAAGTACCAACCATAAGTATCACGTGGTGAAGAGGTAAATCTTTCTAAATCAGTGGCAGTAGTTCCTATAAAAGATGCTGTTACATTTGCTTCATTAGGATTTAAAATATTTATTTGATTTTTTAATAAACTTGAATCCCAAGCTATTAATCCATTAAATCCACCAAATGTTCCAGCTGTATCTGTAATAGCTGTTCTATAATAACGATATAAAGTGTTATTTGTAAAAATCATTGTAGCATCATACCCTACAGAATTAAACCCAACCCCACCAGGATAATAAACACTTGAGGTTAAAGGTGTCCAATTAGAATTATCATTTGAAGCACTAATTTCATAACCACCTACTTGCCATGCAGTTGAAGTTGGGGAGTTAATAATAAAACTATCTAATGCTTCAGTTCTTCCTTCTCCTTGATCTAAATCAAATTGTAAATAGTGATAAGTATCGCCATTATCTAAATCTGCTAACCAACCTTTTCTATTTGCTGCTTGAAATGAATATCTTTGGGGTGGGTATCCCATAGCTTTAGCATATTCATTTGTTTGTTGTGAATTAGAACCTGTTACATAATTAAAACCATAAAATGTAAGATTATTTGTGTGAACACTACTAGCTGTAATGTTACTTTTTAATACAGCATTAACATTACTTTGAAAAGGTGACCATGGTGTAGATGATCCTGTGGTTAATAAGTTTCCAAAATTAGACATATATTAACTTTGTATTATTTGTGTTACTATACTCCCACTATAAACTACATTATAAGTTTTTACTGTTGCATCACTTTGTGTAACTTGTACTACAGAAACTTTACCACTTTCAAGGGAGCCAGTATATGTTATATTTGTTGTTTGGTTACCTGTTTCAAATTCTACTACAGATTGTACTAATGTACTTCCACTATATGTAAAACTAGCTGTTGTATAAGAAGGATACCCAAAACCTTCAGGACCTTGTGAACCTGAAGGTCCAATTGATCCAGATGGTCCTATAGAACCAGAAGGTCCTTGTGAGCCACTAGGTCCTTGTTCACCTTGTGGTCCTTGAGGTCCTAATGTTACTATCTCTATAGTTTTCATATTCTAGTTACTTCCTTGCTTAATTGAACTCTACCTTCTAATAATCTTACTGTGTAAGGACAATCACCACTACCAGAGTATATTTCTAAATCATATACAGCTTCATTAAATGTTAAAGCTGAACTAGTACATGATGCAATATAAATACCAATTGAACCTGATACTGGTGGGGTTGTACCACTTGAACCACTAAAATTAAGACCTGTTCCATCTAGATTAAGAGATGAAGAAAGTGTTAAATATAATTCACCACTATCTTGTGCATATGTAGATCGTATTTGAAGTCTACCTGAATAGTTAGTTAGATCAATTGGGGTATTGTTTGAATCTTTATATTGGATTTCAAAATTTGTAGTAGCACCTTGTTCTATTGTAAAAGAGTATCTTCCTGCAGACATATTTTTTATTATAAATATTACATTCCACTTAACATTTCAAAAACTTCATCAATAGCTGGGTGTCTGTGGTTGTCAAGTAATATTCTTTTATATACATAATTTGAATCTACAATTTTAGCCATGTCATGAATTGCTGAGTAGTTTCTGTCTTTTAGGTCAATTTGTTGGTTGTCACCACAGAATATCATGGTGGAGCCTTTACCTAATCTACCTAATGCCATTCCTAATTGTGAACGTGTTAGATTTTGAAATTCATCTACTATAACTATAGAATTTTCAAATGTTCTACCCCTAAAATGAGCTAATGAAACTAATTCAATAGATTCTTCAGTTTCCATTTTTTCTATAATTTGGGGTTTGTTGTACACTTTTCGCATGTTTGAACGAATTGGTACTAACCACGGTTCCATTTTTTCTTTTTCTGATCCAGGTAAAAATCCGTTATCTTCAGTAGATACTGTTGGGCGTGTTATGATTATTTTATTTATCATTCTCTTAAAGAACATATCAAGTGCAACTTGACATGCTAGCATTGTTTTACCACTACCTGCTTTACCTACTATAAAATTATATGGGTGATGGAAAATTGCTTGTTTTGCAGCTTTTTGTTCATCAGAAAGTGTTATTGAAAATTTAACAGAACCCTTTGGTGGGATTTTTTCGGTATTTAATTTAGCCATATTATAACATTTGATTATACATATACAAAAAAAGCCTGGCTTTCGCCAGGCTAATTTAATCTTTATGATTTATTCTCTTATAGAGATGCTAAACCACTTACAAAGATACGTCCGAAGAATTCAGGTCGAATCATCTTCTTCGCGTAACGAGTCAAGAGACCTTTACGTGGTGTAAATGTATCTGGATCGTACACTAGTGGAGTCATAATTAATGGAACATATGGGGCAAATACTGCTCCTGTTTCCAAGAATTGTGAACCTCTATAACCCATTAGGATTACATTTTCAGTCATGTATGGGTTCTTGTAAACCGTGTAACGGTTGTTCAAGTTACCAGACTTTTGGATACCAAATGCGTAAGACGCTTTTGAAGTATCACCGTCAGATGTTGAAGCAAATCCTGGGATTGATTCAAGAACTGTAGCAACTGTTGGAGAACATACTAACCAGTTAGCACCACCTCTAAGGGTCTTTTGGTGAATCTTGTTAGATACTTTCTGCATCTTAGTTCCTAAAGTTTGGAACCATTGTCCTTGTGTGTTGTAGAATCCTAAATCATCAAATCCTGTTTTAGCAGCATTTAGTGATTCATTATTTTTAGCACTCCAGTACTCATCAGCAGCCGAAGCATCTTGAATAAGCATGTCTAGGTTTTCTAAATCAATTTCTAATGAAATGTACTCACTCATGATTGAAGTTAATTCCGCTTCAGCATCCAAAGATTGGTAAGCGTTCAAATCTTGAGCAAATTCTGGTGTCCATTGTGCTTTCAACTTACGAGTTTTAGCAACAATAGCTTCAGATTTCATTTTGATATCAATTTGTGGGATAGCTAATGCATCTGCATTTGTAGATGAAGCATTTGGTCTACCTGCTAAATTGTTATCTTCAAAATCACCTCTGTTATTATCTTCTGGTTGAACATTATAGAATATTGAACTAGAAGTAGCAGTTATTGGAATATCAGCAGAAGCAACTGAACCTGAAAAAATAAAGAATATGTTTGTACCATCATATTCAGTATATTTTGGTAATGCTCTAGCAGCAGTTCCAGCAGTCATAGATGATCCAGAAGCAAGAGCAAAAGCTCTAACACCTTTCAAATCAGGACGTGTTAATGAACCTGCAGGGATAGATACAGCTGTATAATCACCAGCAGCTACAGAAGCTGAAAGATCAGAATCATAGTGTAATGATTCCCATGAAGCTGTTGATACAGTAGTTCCTACTGAAGCTGAGAATTGGTTGATTGAGTAACCAAATCTACCAGCACCATAAAGACCTCCTGATGGGTCAGCACCAGCACCTGGGTTTGTGTTACCATACATTGAAGAAGGTGAAGTATAAGCATCTCCAGCTGGTCCAAAGTTTAATTGCTTGTCTTGTCCATATTGGAAATCAAGGAAAAATACAAGACCTGAAGGTAGGTTCATTGGTTGAACAGACATGAATTCTTTAGTTGATAAAGATCCAAATACTTTTCTTACCAATGGAAGCGCTACACCAGCCCATTGCTCACCTTGTCCAACTGTGAACGTACCACCACCTGAGTTGGTAGAGGAAGCTTCAGTTACAAGCTGTTTAGCTTGACTTTCAAGGAGCATAGCCATATTGTTTTTATCGATTTCGTTTCCGATACCTTCTAACAATCCGGTTTTACCCCATTTTGATGCCATTTTAGCGGCATCGCTCTGCAAGTTTTTGTAACTGTTTGCAGAGTTTTCGAGTAATGAATTAATTGTTGACATAGTTTTTGTCGTTTTTTTTAGTTTTT